ACACAGGAAGTTACGGCACTAACGGGTTCTACCAGAAATATGGTTCTAGTGGTGGGCATACATCATTTACATCGACAGGAACTACCACATGGACTGTACCAGCAGGGATTACAAGTGTTGATTATCTTGTAGTTGGTGGTGGTGGGTCTGGTGGGTCAGGAAGCGGTGGCGGCGGTGGTGGTGCTGGCGCGTATCGTACTGGCACGTTATCTGTTACACCAGCGGCAGAACTTACTGTTACTGTAGGAGCGGGTGGCGCGGCTGTTTCAGATAGTATAGGTAATGATGGAGGTTCTTCTGTTTTTAGTTCTATTACCTCTGGTGGAGGTGGAGGCGGCGGTAAAACTACTGGCGCAACTGCTTCTAGCGGGTCTGGAGGAGGTGGTGGCAACGGATCGGCGGCTGGTGGCTCTGGGTCTTATGGTTATAATGGCGGTTCTGGTGGCAATTCAAGTGTTGGCGGAGGCGGTGGCGGCGCTAGTGCTGTGGGAACTGCTGGAGTTGGTCATCCTTATTGGGGTTATGGGCATGGCGGCGCTGGAACAGCATCAAGCATAACCGGAGTGTCTGTTACATATTCGGGTGGAGGTGGAGGTGGTGTAGATCATTCGGGCGCAGGAGGTGATGGAGGTGCAGGTGGAGGCGGTGGTGGTGAAGGGCGTGGTCAAGGAGGCCGCCCAGATGCCGGTACAGCCAACACTGGTGGAGGCGGTGGCGGTGCAACGGCAGCGGGAGCAAGTGGCGCTGGTGGTTCTGGTATTGTAATTATTAAACCTGCGACTGGTTTTGGATTAGGTCTTGACAGTAGCGGAAATGGAAACAACTTCACCGCAACCAATCTGGCTGCTACAGATCAGATGGTTGATAGTCCGACTAATAACTTCTGTACGTTGAATCCGTTAGATGTAACCTCGTCAGGAGGTACATATTCTGAAGGAAATCTAAAATTTGCACAAACTTCGGGCGCTACAGGAAGAGGTGTATCAACATTTCGACCGAATTCTGGGAAGTGGTATGGGGAGTTTTATGTTGTAGATGCCACTAGATTCAGTTGTGGAGTAATGAATAAAAATAATCAAAATTCCATGCAAGGAGGAGGAAGCACTGATAGTGCTATATTCCTTTATAACAAAGATGCTTATTACAATAGTTCTACAGTATCTGATTACCTTACTTCTACCTTGTCGAATGGCGATATTATTTCCTTTGCTTTGGATTTGGATAACACGATCCTATGGTATGGAATTAATGGAACGTGGCAACAATCCGCTACTGAGGGTGAGATTGAGGCGGGAACAAGTACAAATTCGTTTACGACTTTCATAAGTTCAACCAATCCGATTTCTTCTGATGTTGGTATTTTTATCGAAGATAATAGTAGCGGAGGCGCTATGAGCGGAGTCGCCAACTTCGGCCAAGACTCCTCATTCGCAGGGAATGTAACAGCACAAGGCAACCAAGACAGTAACGGCATAGGTGACTTCTATTACGAACCACCCGCCGATTATTTGGCCTTGTGTTCCTCAAATTTAGCGTCACCTGAGATTGCTTTACCTACGGATCACTTTAATACCCAACTTTGGACAGGCACAGGAAGTGGGCAAACCTTTTCTAATTTTACTTTTCAACCGGATTTCCTTTGGTTCAAACAGAGAAACGGAACATCTAGCCATGCTTTGTTTGACTCTGTAAGAGGTGTAAACTCTGGGCTAGACTCAGGCAGCAACGCCGTAGAAAACACGGTTGCAAGTGCTTCCCAAGATTTAGTTAGTTTTGATGACGATGGTTTTACTACAGGAACTGTATCACAGTATGGATCACTAGGCGGCAATACTAATACTATTGTAACGTGGTCATGGAAAGCGGGAGGCACTGCTGTATCCAATACTGATGGTGATGAGCCATCTATGGTAAGTGTCAATAATACTGCCGGGATTTCAATCTTGACTTACTCTGGAACATTGACCTCCTCTGGCAGCAGAACCGTTGGTCATGGCATGAATGTTAAACCTGAGTTGATTATTTCGAAATCTACAAACACTGTCGCTAGTTGGGCTGTTCAAGTTCCTAACGCGCTTACAAGTTCCAGTTATATTTTAAGATTAGATACCGATGCTGCGGAGTCTGATAAGTCTGGTAACGGCACTTTATCAGCCCCAACTCCAAGTGTGTTTTATACAAATTGGACAGATGGCCTGAACGCTGATGGCCGGGATTACATAGCCTACTGCTTCTCATCCATAGAAGGCTACAGCAAGGTAGGATCGTATGAAGGAAATAATGATGTAGATGGAACATTTGTCTATTGTGGGTTCAAACCGGCTCTGCTGTTGATAAAAAATATAGACTCTGCTGGAAATAACTGGCTAATCTTTGATAACAAACGGGATACTTATAACATGGTAACTCAAACTTTATTTCCTGATGTTGCTGACTCGGAGGCGACAGCATCAACTGGTTATGATTTTGTAAGCAATGGATTTAAGGCTCGTAGTTCTTCGGCAAATAAGAATCAAGCATATACCTACATCTACTATGCCATTGCCGAATCACCATTCAAAACATCTAACGCGAGGTAATTATGTGGTACTCAGAAACATTTGGAACAATTAAAACGCCTCGCGGCATAACCGTGAATGGCATCCAACACCCTGCCAGTATCTTCCGTAAGTGGACTAAGCCAGAACTACTGGCAATAGGCATCGCACCAGCAAGGGTAGACGTACCTGACTCACGCTACTACAACACTGGCAGAGAGTCCTACTCTTTCACTGACGGTGAATGGGTGATCTCTTACGACTCCACAGAGAAAGACGTAGAGCAACTGAAAGAGCAGTTGATTTCTAAGATCAATGCTCATGTCGGGTCACTCCTATCCTCGTCAGATTGGAGAGTTATAAGGGAGGCAGACGGCGGATCGGCTATGACTGATGAATGGAGAACATACCGCAACGAGGTACGCGCTCACGGTAATTCATTAGAGTCTGGGGTAGAGGCATTCGCATCTGTAGATGCAGTGCGTAACTTCCAGAACCATCCGATTCAGGAAGAACGATACCTGTCCACCTACGATGATGAGGGAGTGGAAACCATTGGCCCGGAAACTGAAACGGTAAATCGAACCGTGGATAAAACCAACTGGGGCTGGCCTGAAAGCCCTGATGCAGAAGTAGATAAATATCACGTTAGGTACATTTAATGGCTTTAATTGCTGTAGACAATGTTGGTCAGGTTGGGATTGTCAAGGAGAAGAGTTCATGGAACTTGCCTCCTAACGTATGGTCTGACGGCAATAACGTAAAGACTGAAGAAGGCTCTATAAAAAAGTGTCCAGGTTACTCAGAGGTAATGTCTACCTGTCCTATCGCTCCGTATTATATAACTCAGATAACGCTAGGAACTCCTGAGTTTTGGGTTGTTGCTGGCCTTGCGTCTATATACGCTTATGATAATACAAGCTCATCTACATTATTGAACGGCTCTATAAATGATACCGATACTACAGTAACAGTAGACAGTACGACAGGATTTGAATCAATAGGTACGATTTCTGTAGATAATGAGAATATTACATATACAGGTAAAACGACAACAACCTTCACAGGCTGTACAAGAGGCGCTGATAGCACTTCAGCCGCCTCACACTCAGATGACGCAACTGTAACAAGATCAAACAAGTGGTATAATATTACCAGAACTAGCGGTACATATTCCGCTACAGCAGATGAAGGCTGGACTTCCACCATTATCGGTGGTGTCCTGGTAATGACCAATAACTTTGATAAACCTCAGTATTGGGCGCTAACGGATGGTAAGCCAATATCTAGCCAGAAGATGCAAGATTTAACCAATTGGCCTAGTTATACACTTCTTAACGGAGCGCTTAATAACTCGGATACCACGATCACGGTTGACAGCACAGAGGATTTTCCTTCAGCAGGAACTATTAATATAGGTTCCGAAAAGATCACCTATACCGGAGTAACATCTACAACCTTTACTGGTTGCACTAGAGGAGCAGAAAGCACTTCAGCAGCATCTCATTCGGATAATGATCCAGTAACCGTATCTGTATTATGCAAGTCGATGAGAGCCTTTAGATCGTTCTTGGTTGCTCTTAATATCACAAAAGATGGGATAAACTTTCCAAGGGTTGTCAAGTGGAGTACGGAATCTGCGACACAAACCCTGCCGACCTCATGGAACGAGACTACGAGTACGGTTGATGCTGGAGAATTTGAACTAGCAGATACGAAAGGAGACATATTAGACGGTCTACAGTTAAGAGACTCCTTTATGATCTACAAGGAGGATGCTGTATACTCTATGACCTTTGTAGGTACTCCATTTATCTTTTCATTCAGACAGCTATCTCCCACTATTGGCGCAATATCTAAGAACTGCGTAGCAGAGTTTGATGGCGGTCATGCTATCTTTGGTAAAGGTAATTTCTATATCAATGACGGTCAAAGGATAAAGCCTATCCTTCCTATGAAGCTGAAGGAGTATGTGTTTCAGTCAATTGATGGAGCGCAGACCAATAAGTGTTTTGTAACCGCAGACTACGGAAGGACAGAGATACTATTCTGTTTCACTGCTGACGGCGCGGATACAAATCAGCCGAATAAGGCTGTTGTTTGGAACTATATTACCAACACATTTACCATCAGAGATATACCAGACTTAGCGCATATAGGATACGGCAACGTAGGCAACCCTATAAGAGCAACTACATGGGCTGCGACAACGGAAACATGGGAGAGCATAACAGGTCCGTGGACTATGAGTTATGACCTACAGGACAAGGTTCTCCTTTTTGCCGATCCTAGCAATACTAAGTTGTACAGAGATAACTCTGGCAACAAAGAAGATACCACGCTTATGACCTCTTACATAGAAAGAAGCGGTCTGACTATGAATGAGCAAGGTCAGGCAGACCATGCGAATGTAAAAAGGATTAGTGCTATCTGGCCTAAAATGTCTATTAGTAGTGATAACTATATCAATGTATATCTAGGCACTTCAATGTCAACAGAGGAAGGTATCACTTGGAACGCTCCTGTAACCTTCAACCCAAATACACAGTCCAAAGTATCTGTAAGAGGAACAGGTAAGTTATATGCTGTTCGCTTTGAATCTACCACCGATATGGATTGGGAGTTAGACGGGTATTCTATTGATGTTAGAAATATAGGGCAGCGAGGGTCTAGGTCTTACTAATGGGAACCTACGCTGACCGTGTACAGAAAAGTGTAACGCTATATGAGCCTGGACCTCTCCCAGAAGAGGTTGATGATTTAGGATTGTATATGGTTACAGAGCTTAAAAGGCTAGGCAACATCCTGTATAACCAAGCAACCTTCCGTCTTGAGAGGATTCATGC